AAACCTCGGGCGCACACCATACCGGGATCGACTGTCGGACTGGCATTGCCTGTTGAATGGGGATTCGCAACCATTCTGGAAGAGATTATTACTACCCGTGCCCCCACAATTCTGTTTTGTTCCGACGTTGAAAACGGCGGTGTGGATGGCCATAAAGGAGATTACCGAACAGGTAATTTTGCAGATTGGTGTATTACGGAAGGTATTGCAGCCGGTGAGCGTGCGATAGGACGTAAAATTCGTTCCACAAAAGCATATGAGGTATATGCATGGAACTTAGTATTCAATCCAGAAGCCGCAACTCGCTTGATCGACACATGCAACAAGGAGTTTACGGACTTCTATTCGGCAATGGCGGGCTCCAAGAAACTTACGGCAGCATTATCAGCGGCTAAGCAAGCTGTGGAGGATCAAAAGCGTAGACTAACGGCAGCATGGGATGCGTGGTCTCCTCCAGTTTTCGAGATAGATGATGAAGATGACGCTCCTGTAGCTGCGCCAACACGCGAACCGGAGGTATTTGCTCCCGATAATTGGCCTCGCATACCTGATGCTGAGGCAATACAAGCCGGTGCTGCTGCATTTGAACAACAACTACAGGCAGTGACGCAAACTATGCAGACAGACGCATGGCGACAGATATACGCAACGACGCCGCGTCGACGAACGCCCCGGCCCGGAGACACAGTACGTGTTGCTGCACCTACTCGTAGACGAGTTACCGGAGCCCCGCAGCCCCCTGTTCGGAGGCCCGGTGAACATGCACGACGAGTAAATGCTAGAACTGTTGGAGCTACTCGTGCCCGACTCGAAGATATGTTTCCACCCAACACACCAACCCCGATGTATAATTTAGACGATGAGGAGTAACTAATGGCCAATAACAAAGAAAATGTGCGAGTATTCGTTTATGGTTCTCTCAAGAAGCACCTTGGGAACCATCCACTTCTTGAGCGATTGAACGCCAAGTTTCTCGGCTTCGACATGATTATCGGTAAATATACGATGGTCTCGTTTGGAGGCTTTCCTGCGGTATGTAAGCGCACTGAGGGCGAAGATGTGCCGGTGTATGGAGAAGTCTATAGTATCCAGCCAGAGCAATTGGACCCGCTGGATGCGCTTGAAGGTCATCCACGCTGGTATTGTCGTGAGAAACTGAGAACTGAGATTCTCGAAAAGAAGGCATGGATATATCTCCAGCCTGAGTCGGCAATTGAAGGGCGGGAGATTGTGCCACAGAATATGTGGCGACCCACAGGAACTACGGCGCATTTCTGGCACAAACGGAGCGTCGAATTTCCTAACACACTGTGAGGATTTAGCTATGCCGAGACCAAGAACAATCTTTTGGGCACGTTGTCAGTACGTCCTTAATGGTTGCGCAGTATCTAAGGAATTTGATATTGACGGACCATACCCGCTGAATGCTATGAATGCTATCGCGAACATGAACAAGAATACATGGGGCGGTACCATGCTTAGCTGTAGGCTGTATAACATGGACTTCGAGACCGGAGCAATTGCGGAAGACCCGGTACTGGTATGGAATGCCCGCGAGTTCAACAAAAGGGAAGTGGCGCGTATTCCTACCACTGGTGGATATACCAGTCCCGAAGAGGTCGAGGAGGCAGAGGATGTTATATGGGGGCCGTGGAAGGAATACGAGAAGAACACGCCCCCGCGTAATGATCCAAACGATCTCACCGCGAAACATATACATGAGATGGGATATGAGGTTCGTCATTTAGCTCTACCCAAATTCTCGACAATTCGCTTCAAACAGTTAACTAAGGAGGTCGACATATGATTACCATTGGCGCAGACCCTGAGTTCTTTATCATCGACGCACGAACAGGCAATTTTGTCCCTGCATGTGGTCGGTTTGGGGGGACAAAGGAAGAGCCTGTTCGGTATCCGGGCAAAAATGGCTATGACATTCGGTATCACGAAGATAACGTTGCACTGGAGGTTGGTTTCAAAGAGCAATCAAACCTTGACCAATTTACCCGCGCCATGACATATTCGATGGATTGTCTGGACAATATTTGTGCAGAACGAGGGTTGGAGCTTGCTCGCGGAGGATATCACGAATGGAATTTTTCTCCCGAAGACCTTCAATCCGACCAAGCACAACGTTTTGGATGCGATCCTGATTTCGACGCCTACACAGGCGGCCAGCAACGCCCAAGTCCGCCGGATTTTGGTAATTGGCGCTACACCGGAGGTCATATCCATTTAGGAGGAAAATTCAATTGTCCTCCATTTGTGACTGCCATGTTTATGGATATTGCGCTCGGACTTACCATGAGCCAAGCAGGAGTAGTCAATGCCTGCAATAATCGAGGCAACTGGTACGGACAGCCGGGAATATTTCGTCCAAAGCCATATGGAATTGAGTATCGTTCCCCAACAAACAACTGGTGTTTGACGTATTCTCGAACATATCGAGTCGGGCACAATTGTATTCAACTTGGAAAATACTTGGAGAAAACGCCTGCCGCTCAGTTGCGAAAAGATTTTCAAGCAGTGGATTGGTTTAAAGTACGAAATGTACTTACAACCCCATACCGAGAAACCACACAACCTGATCACTCTGCGATCTTGAATACGTTCACTGAGCTGACCAATGATCATGAGTTTATTCGTAAACTCGAACTCTCGACAGGAGGATAACCATGCGTCCAGTAGATGCATTACCGCAAGATTGGCACCGTTACTATGAGGGCGGATTCATGGAGCACAAAACTCTCGGTATTGTGCAGGTCAATATTCCGGAGAGTTACGATGGTCCGTCCACAATCAATGTCCGTAAGGATGTGGTAACAAAATGGAAATCTGTTGCTCCAAGCACACTGGAACCCGTGTGGCCCGATTCTGGTTGCTATAACCATTCAGGAAATGGTTTCTGTGCCCATCGAACTGCTATTCAAAACATCCGTCGCACGGCCACGTCCGGACATTATAGTGTAGTGTTCAATTGTAGCCGTCCGTCCTATAAGGGAGCTTGTCGCCTTGCTCCTGATATGATGTGGTCAATGGCCATGAACCTGCCGCGCCCCACAATGGACGAGGCTTTGGACGAGATTATGGCGGCACGAAGCAGAGGACTTGCGATATCGCCCGATCTCATTGTCGGACAAAGCAAGAAACACGGGCAGTTCTATATCTTGTACCACGACCTACATGTAGGAAACCTTCATGGAGGGGTATTCGTGGCCACAAATGAAGGTTCTCCCATGACAAAACGAGCACGAATCAAATTAGCGGAGGTATATCCCCAATGTCTCTAATAGAATCAATGCAGTCCTGTTTTCCAAGTCGACTTCCGGCCAACTGTGAACAGGACATGGTGGGTATCGAGATTGAGTATGAAAACTCAGCATCTCGGTCTCTATCGTTGGAGAATGACGGTTATTGGTCCCGTAAACCGGACGGAAGCCTGCGCAACAATGGAATTGAGATCGTAAGTCGTCCTCTGCTGATCACCGAGCTGGACACAGCACTGGCTGTAGCTAATAGGTGCGTTGCTCGAACATCATTGGAGGCCAGTGCCCGGTGTGGATTACATATCCACGTCAACATGCTGAACACCAGATTGCTCGACTTCTATTCCTTTGCGGCACAGTACGCTTTACTGGAACCAACGATCTTTCAGGAATTCGCCCCACAGCGCGAGAGGAGTGCGTTTTGTGTGCCTTTATACGACCAACCGGCTTCTTATCGCCAGATGTTTAAGGATATTCAGGCATCGAGAGGCAAGCGAGTGTTTCATGAGGGCAATTACATCACAACAAAGAAGTACACCCCTCTGTATTTTACGTTTGCAACCAGTAAATACAGTGCCCTTAACTTCGGTGCCTTTCAACGATTCGGAACGGTGGAGTTCCGCCAGCACCCAAGTACGAGAGATTTCGTTGCAATCAAGCGATGGATTGACTTCCTATGTCGTCTAAAGACAAGTGCGATGGGCATGTCTGATCCTATGGATATTGTGACGGCTTACGAAACGAAGGGCCTCAAACAGCTTCAACAGGAGGTTTTAGGTTATACGACGGCTGTCTGCAATAAGAAGCAAGACCGCGCCGAAGAAGCAGCACTGTTCATGGTAGGGTTCGATGAGCCCGAATCAAGAGAAACGGCTACAATCGAAGCCATGCTTGAGCCAGATATACTTTCGTACGATGGATCAGAACCAGAGGAGGAGTATTGATGTGTGGAATAGTAGGATATATCACCACAAACCCTAAGAACAATCCGCATGAAAAGAGGGAATTCCAGAGGGACTCTCTAATTGTGGATAGTTTTCGAGGGTTCGATTCAACCGGAATGCTCACAGTATGTGAGGGTTTTGAGGTTGCCATGCACAAAGCGGTAGGTCCGGGCTATGCCTACGTGCTTTCAAAGGAGTTTGCTGCCCGACCGACGGACCCATTCTTTTTCGTGGGCCACAATCGAAAGGCAACGAAAGGAGTCGTGAACAAGAGTAATGCTCATCCGTTCGTTAAAGGCCCTATAACAATGGTTCATAATGGTACATTGTCGGATCATGGTCGAAGTCTGCCTCACAGTCCTAAAAAGAAACTGGACGTAGATAGTGCCATGATCGCCTATAACTTGGCACAGACAGATGCCGATAAAGCGGTCGAAGTGATACGGGAGATAAGAGGGTCATATGCGCTTGTATGGACCGATACCCGCGACCAAAGCCTCAATATAGTGCGAAATGTCGAACGACCATTGCATTTTGCATTCGATCGGGCCAAAAACACGATGTACTTCATGAGTGATGGAGCGCATCTCCACCTTTTGTCGGATAGATCGTATTTCGGTTATGGTGATCTTGACACGATCTATCAGTTTGCCGCCAAACAGCTACTTAAGTTCAAGGTTGGTTCACTGGTGCCCGAGGTCACCGAGGTACCGCTCCCTTTTGTGGAGCCGTCCGCCGGATGGTGGAGAGGACCCAGTATGAAACCGAGCGAGTCTGGAATCACGAGAACTACCCCTACTGCACCGAGATCGCCAACAGTACTGGGGTATCCCGGTTCCAAGAGAAGCTTAAGAACTACCAGAGAAAGAAGTCCGAGGAGCGTACCATCATCACACCGGATATCGCTACTTGGACAGGACCGCCCAATAATCGGAGACGTACTGGAGACGCTTGAGAAGTATGATATGGACCCGGCAATGAATCTCAAGTTCAAGGCCAAGTCCTATCGGGGCTACACAGGTCCCGAAAAGATGGGTCTGGTGTGGGGCGAAATTGAGCATCCGGAATGGGGAGATTGTGTGTTCCCTGCTTTGCTGCACAATGTCCCTCAAGGCGCTCTGTACAAGATGGATAAGTATTGGACTGTGCGCCCTATCGACGTATTGTTCTGCTTGCCTGATTCGGAGAACAATCTAGGGTTCCTCTGTAACCCGATTAACTACGAATATGTAGCACCAGACCCGCTAGATGAAGATGAAGACGAAGAACTGGTGGTTCGGCAGGAGGACTTGCTGGATGAAGGTAAGCTGGTATCCGTGGTAGGACCACATGGTCAGATTATCTCTCTCAACAAGTTCTACGATCTGACACAGAACGGTTGTAGCCGGTGTTACCGGGAACTCAAGCCCGAGGAATACGAGGAAATCTGGTGGATGGGTGAAGGTGAAGAAGACCCGATGTGTGGTCCCTGCGCCGAAGAATGCACCCACCCCGCCACGAAAGATGAATATGTAGTCCACTAAGGAGGTACTATGAAAACGATCCGTATTGAACCCTACAAGCTCGCCAGCGCTGGTAGTAAGCGACTGGCAAAGCATTCTGGTATTCTGCGCACCACAAAGCGTCAGCTTGCCAAGCATGCGAAGTTCGATATACTTATAAATTGGGGTAATCCCCGGCGGCGTTGGTCCGGCTGCACATACCTGAATCCGCCCGAGGCCGTCGAGGCTGCAAGCGACAAGGTGAAAGCGATGGAACTTTTCGCCGCGAGTGAGGTCCCATCTGCACCATTCACAACATCGAAAGAGGTAGCTCAATCATGGCTAGCCGAAGGAAAGACAGTGATCGCACGAACCCTTACGCGAGCATCCTCCGGGCGAGGCATTGTGATTGTGAGTGGAGACGACACACTCCCCTCTGCACCGCTTTACGTAGAGTATCTCAAAAAGAAGGAGGAGTTCCGCGTCCATGTATTCGGCGGAAAGGTGATTGACATTCAACAAAAACGCCGACGACTGGAGGTTCCCGATGAAAAAGTTAACTGGCAAGTCCGAAATCACGATAATGGCTGGGTATTTGCCCGCACTGACATCGTATGTCCAGATGGGGTCAAGAATGCTGCTTGCTTGGCTATTAGCGCTCTCAATCTCGATTTTGGTGCGGTTGACATTGGCTGGAATTCGCATACTGAGACGGCATGCGTGTATGAAGTCAACACAGCTCCGGGCCTTGAGGGAACAACGATTGATTCTTATTTCTCAGCAATTACAGAGGCTTATCCGCAAATACGCGGAGGAAGATACGCCCTGCGGAGGAGGAAAGTAGTATGAAAGATAACGTAGTTGATCTGGCTGCGTATCGAGAGAAGAAGGCAGCCCGTAAGATGCCGGTTGTGATTCACAATCGGAATGCTCTGCGAGAGACGTGGGGCGTAATACGTCAACAGTTAGAGGAGAAAGACGATGCGAAAGCAAACACTGTGGATGAAGAATGATGAAGGTAAGATGGTAAGGGTCGAAGAGAAAGCCCGTCCTATCAATTACTTCTACGTGCCTCGGGCACGATTCGATCCACTCGGTAAACGGCGCACCCCCGAGGGACAGCGCTACTCACTGGTGCCTTTTAGGTACAAGGATTTCCTATGATGACTTCCTATCCAGAACTACAGGTAATGGCGTGGGGGACGGGAATATTTATGGTCCTGTTGATTGGACTGTTCATATACATCGTCCATAAAGAACATAATTCCACCGACAAGGATATGCCGTGAAGCCCGGCGACACGATACAAGTCAATTGGAGGTCTACGTTCGACTTGAATCCGGAACCAAACTGGATAGATGCTGTCATAGTAGATATGCTCAGTACCCAATTTACCGTGGAAGTCACGGAGAAGGGTAAGGGCATGGCGTTTCGGTTCTATCGAGACAAGAACTTTTCGTGGAGAGAAAAACCGTAAATCCTCACATACTGTGAGCTTCTAGGAGAATACTAATGAGCCATGTATATATGACCTCGGACTGGCATTTCGGACACCAAGACATTACTAAGTTCCGAACTCAGTTCCCGAGTATGACCTTTATGGAGGACTATGTTCTTGAGAATGCGCTCGGGTTGGTAACGAAACGAGACATTCTGTACTGCATCGGGGACATGGCCTTCGATAAACGGGGGCTCATGAAGCTCCGTGAGCTACCGTGTCGGAAGATTCTGATTCATGGGAATCACGACACCCTGACAACCGCAGACTACCTCATTGTATTTGATGAGGTTCGTGGAGTGATGCCTGTACACGAGTTCTGGCTCACACATATCCCGATTCACCCTACGGAGTTGTATCGTAGGGCTAATATCCACGGGCATTGCCACCGTGGCGGACCCAATCAACACCAAACGGACAAGGACTGGCACCGCTACTACAACGCCATCCTTGAGTTCAATGACTACCTGCCCGTTAATCTTAACGTGATCAGGGATCGTATGAAGGAGCAGAAAAATGTCGTGGAAGAAGCTCGAAGAAAGAAAAATGAAGGATGATCTGTACCCGGAACACGGAGATCGTCCATGCATTAACACAGGCCAATTCGATGCAGGAGAGTGTATCGACTGTCGAAATGAGCGGATAGCCGAGGCACATCGGTTTTACGCCCAAGGTAGGCCAAATACATGAGCCGTATCCTAGTAGTTGACCCACCATCCGGATGGAAGTACGGGTTTCCGATGATCTGGAATCCGGCGGTGGACCCTGATCTAGAGCAATGGTTTATCCGTAATGGATATCCCGAGGAAGATATTGCTCTGGCTATGAAATGGTCACGGTATTGGGATTATGTGCCCGACAATAAGGAGGAAGTATGACGACATGGTTGTACGCAGAGTTGGGACATGATGGACCCTTGGAGATCACCGAGGAGGAGATTCTGAAAACGTATTATCCGTGGTGGTCTAACAAACTACGTGAGATGGGCCGGGAACATCTAATCAGCGAACAAAACTGCGTAGAGGATTGGGTTGTAGTTCATTGGGCGTGGGAAAAAGGAGAAGAATCATGAATGATGATTACAGAGTACAATGTTTCATATGTCATAAATGGAAGAAACTCAAGAAGATAGCTAAGGTCTACCTATCTGGTGGGCTGTGCTGCAAATGTAAGAAGAATAATGTAACCTTCGGGAGAGCTACCAATGAGAATGATAACAGTTAATGGTAATACTTATAATTCCATTTCAGCAGCTTGGCGTGGCGAGCGATCACCGGTACCAGAAGTTACGGTGCGCTGGCGGCTGAAAAATGGATGGGACACCACACTTGCCTTTACCCATGAAGCTGTGGAACCAAGTCACAGGGCCGGACGAAGGCAGGTTTTCGGCAGACATGGGTGGCCATTACCCTACAGAAATAACTAAAAGGGGTTCTCACAAGTTTATAAGATACATTATAGATTTAACGAGGGTCACTTTTACCTTTAAGTACACTACTAAGAAGAAACAATTATGTACATCAATCTATCCTATTACACTGAAAGAATAAGCTTAGGTGAAACCTTAAGGGATATCTGTCCGCACTGTGGGGGTGGACCTTCTAAGGAAAGGACTTTCACCATTACTATGCAAGAGAATGGATTCTTGGTGTGGAACTGTTTCCGTGACAAATGCCCTGTCGTTGGTACTACACAACCATCCGTACCTATTACCGACAAAGCTGTCAAGAAACTGAGACCGACGTGGGATGGTCCAACAACGGAACTCCCTGTGGAAGTACGCCAGTGGATCAAAGACAAATGGGGTATCGAAAACCCTGAACACTGGTACTATACCGGAGACTTCGGTGGTCGAATTGCAATGTCGATCCGCTCCCCGAAAGGCACACACCGTGGGTGGTTACTGCGCTCAGATGGGTCCATTCAACCGAAAGCTTTAACCTATATGAACGAAGGTGAGGAGGGACTATCATGGTACAAAACAAACCCACATGCCCCAACTGTATTAGTGGAGGACATCCCAAGTTCTGTGAGAGCAAGCACATATATGAACACAGTAGCGCTCTTAGGAACAGGGGTAGGACTGCCGCGCGCTGTGGAACTTGCGGAGTTCTGTACACGACCGATCTATGTAGCCCTCGATCAGGACGCACTTGCAACTGCCTTTAAGTGGGCTCGGAAGTACTCTCTGCTTTGGGGAGACGTGAAAGTATTACCGCTAAAACAAGACCTCAAGGATATGAAGGAGGCTGATCTATGCAATCTATTGACACCACTCTGCGTGACGCCGAACAAGAACTAACTCGTTACATGCAGGTCGCAGGGAACCCCCGACAATACAACCGACTTAATCATTTGTGCAACCAGATATCGTCTATTCGCAAGGAGTTATACTATGAGGGAGAAGCACGTACTAAGCAGCACAATCAAATCGCGTGACGCCTTCATGCGGGTGGCGGATCACGTAACCCGAGACGACCTATCCGAACAGGGATGGGTCATATGGGAAACGATACAGGAGTACTACGACAATGACACAGAGGCGAAGACGGTCGACCATGAGCTTCTTACTGAGGCAGTGGTTCGACGGGTATCGGTGGACAAGCACAAGGATATGTTCCGAACACTTGTTACTTCCGTATGCCAGTTTGAATCCTCACCGGCGAACGTGGTGTCCGATCTGCTTGCGACGAAAAGGACTGTCGTCGGACATAGTTTGGCCAACGCGCTACTCACAGGAGAAGCCACGGAGAAGCTCCTAGAAGAGTACAACGACCTGCTCGGGCGAGAGGAGTTCGACACTGAGGCTGACTCAGAGGCCCGCAGAGGCATGAATGTAGAGGAGCTGGTGCAGTTGGGCTGGTCCGAGGGGAACATGATTACAGTGAGCCCTGAGAGCCTCAACAGGCGTCTGGAGGGGGGAGTCAAGCCGGGACACCATCTGATTATCTTCGCTCGCCCCGAGATGGGCAAGACTATGATGGTCATTGAGATGATGGCCGGGTTCATCAAGCAGGGCCTAACCGTCTTGTACGTAGGCAACGAGGACCCCATCAACGACGTGAACATGCGGGTAGTCAACCGACTGTCGGGTATGAACAAGGCTGAGGTCCTAGCCAACCCCAAGAAAGCGGACGCCCTGTGCCGCAAAGAGGGGTACGAGAACTTGATCTTGCAGGGCCTAGCTCCCGGTACTCCGCGAGAGATCACCGGATTGATCGAGAAGTACGAGCCGCATGTGCTGGTGTTGGATCAGTTGCGGAACCTGAATATGTCACAGGAGAACTTTGTCCTCAAGCTGGAGAATGCAGCCACTCAGGCCCGGTTATGGGCCAAGCGATACTCTTGCGTAGTGGTGAGCGTAACACAGGCTGGAGACTCAGCGTCGGGCAAAGCGATACTTGATTTGGGTGACGTGGACTTTTCCAACACCGGCATCCCGGCGCAGGCTGACGTGATGATCGGGCTCGGGGCTACAAAGAACAATGCTATGCGTGGAGAGATCGTGGTGTCCCTACCAAAGAACAAAGTATCAGGAGACCACTCATACTTTACCTTGCTGGCAAATCCTCCGTTATCTCGTCTGGACGTTCTCGATTAAGTAACTAACATATATTCCCACAAGTTTATAAGGAGTAGAGAATGAATATAACACCCGAAACAATAACGATATTACAGAAATACAAGCCACGGATTGAACAGCTACTCGGGTCGTATGCGCAGGAAGCGGACGATGTTATACAGGATTGTTACGTTAAACTGTTAGAGTTGCCGGGAGATAGTGAGCCGTCACAAGCTATGGCAACATTGGTCGCATGGAGGATGGCCTCTAATTATAGGAACATACATGACCGTCGGCGTACACTGGAGACGGAGAACACGGAACGTTTGGTATCATTGTATGGGGACGACGATAACGCAGACCCCTTTGAGTACATAGAAGCGGAGGAAATGATCTCTCAGTTTGAGAACATGACTCCGGTTCTCCAGAAGACAGCGATTGGGGTGTACGTGGAAGGCAAGAAACTGAAAGAGATCGCGGAAGAGTTAGGCTCCAATGAAAATGCAGTCAAACAAAATGTCCATAGAATCAAACAGATATTGAAGGAGCAACACAATGGCTGAGACAATCAAGTATGAAATCTTTACGTCACCTGTTGGGGAACTTATATTCCCTCGCGTCAATGTGGCGGACACAAGGTTCGACAAGAGTGGTACGTTCCACACGAAGCTGGCACTGGCGTTCGATGATCCTGATACGCAGGCAGCTATCGCGCAGTTGGAGAAGGCACGGGAGTCATTCCTTGCTACTCTGGAAGTACAGAAGCAGAAGACCTACAAGTTCAACGAAGTGTATGAACTCCAGTACACCCGTCCTGCTAAGGGAGCCACCGAGGAAGAGAAGGCATCCTTCGTACCGGAACCTACTGGTAACATCGAGATCAAAGCCAAGCTGAGTGCGAACGTCACCAAGAAAGATGGTGAGACGTTCACGCAGAAGGTCGAGATCGTTGACATCAATGAAGACCCGTTGGATGCACAGGTATGGGGCGGAAGCATGGCGCAAATAAAATGCCAGATTGTTCCGTACACCGTAGCTGCGCAGAAAGTATACGGCGTTACCCTTCGGCTGCGGGGCGTGAAGGTTCACGAACTCGTAACCGGGACGGGCTCCTCGTGGTCCTCGGGCTACTAATAGAGCTGGCGTTCGTTATACTACTTGGCTACTTGACGTGGAGGGGTTGGAATGACACAAAGTATTGGTGACCTCCCACGTCATGTGGCTGAGCCTAATCCTCAGCTTTATTGGAGTGATAACTATGTTGTACTTGACTTTGAGACCACAGCAAATCACAAGGGATCGCCCGTTGTCGGGGACAATCGTATCGTCCTTGCCTGCTGGCTCGACCATACACACGGAAGTAACGGTACCATGCGCTTCGCTTTTGGAGGCGAATATGATCTTGTCGAGCTTGTCGAGGCCGTTCAGCGAGCTGATTTCATCGTTGCACATAACACAAAGTTCGAGCTTGGATGGCTCCGCCGATGCGGAATCGACCTAAGAAAGATCGTAACGTTCGACACGATGATAGCGGAGTACGTCCTTGGGGGAAACAGGTACGCACAGAACCAGCTCGGATTGGAGTCCTGCTTGCAACGTCGGGGCTATCCGGGAAAGAGAAGCACTGTATCTTGGATGCTTGGGGACTGGCCAACCGAAAACATACCGCGTAGGTGGTTACTTCGGTACTGTATACGGGACGTAGAGGCGTGTCATGAACTGTTTATAGATCAGCGTAAGGCCCTGAAAGAATTGGAATTAGAGGCTGTGAACTACGCTCGTAACCTACTCACCCCTGCGCTCTGTGATATAGAGTTCCAAGGGATGCAGCTCGACGAGACGAAGATCACCGAGCTACTTACTATAGAGGAACAGAAACATGCGAAACTTACTAGCGAGCTACAGGAGTTCTGCAAAGGAATTGACCCAAGCAAAGCCAAACAGCTTGCAGGGTTTGTGTACAATGAGTTGGGATTTACTCCGCCCACAGACTATCGCGGAAAGCCTGTACTCACGGCTACTGGACAGTTCAGTGTTGCTGCGGAAGTCATGTCCCAGCTCGTTGGAAAGAACTCTACGCAACAACGATTTCTCGGTCTATATAACGAATGGACAACAGCCAATAGTAACATCACTAAGTACCTACGTAAATTCGGAGAATGTATTGAGCACGATGGCGGACGCCTATTCGCAAGTTTTAACCAGTGCGCTACCCGAACACATCGACTCAGTAGTACGGGACTTGTTCGACGAATCCAATTCCAAAACCTCAACCGAGACTACAAACCGGTTTTCTGTTCGAGGAACGACGGTTGGATTGTGGCAGAGGCAGATGGGGCTCAGCTTGAGTTTCGAGCCGCTGTGCATATGGGAAGAGACCGAGTGGGTCTGCGGTATATCACTGACAAAGACAGCGACATCCACAGGTTCACTGCAAGTGTCATTAATGATGTGCGGGAAGCAGATGTCACCAGAGAGCAGCGTCAAGCAGCAAAGCCCGACACGTTCAAACCTTTGTATGGAGGGTCCTCTGGAACTCCTGCACAGCAGCGTTATTATGCCGCCTTTAAGGAACAATACAAAGGCGTTGCTGCTACACAAGAGCGGTGGACACAGTGCGTTCTCCGTGACAAAAAGCTGAGAACGGAATGGGGACTAATCTATTACTGGCCGGACACGAGAATGACCCAAAGTGGGTACATCACCAACACAACCAGTATCTACAACTATCCCGTACAAGCGTTTGCCACTGCGGAAATTATCCCTTGTGCTCTAGTTTCTGCATGGCACAGGATGAAAGATTGGGAGGGATTTCTGGTCAACACAGTTCACGACTCAATCATAGCAGAGCTACCGACCTCGGAGATTGGAGCTTGGCATCAGCTATCGCAGCAGTGTTTGGTTACTGATTCCTACAAGCTGATTGAGAAGCTGTACGGCATAAAGATAACGGTCCCCCTTGGTGCTGGTGTAATGACCGGTAAGCGGTGGGCGGACAAGGATGCTAAGGATGGCGAAACAGTATACGAGGCCGACGAGTCGTTGTGGCTTGAGGCCGCTAAACAAGAGGGAATGATATGACAACGCAATACTCAGGAGTAGTAGCAGACGTTCGAGAACGTGACTGGAAGAACGGTATCTTCCTGTATCACTTTACCTTGGAGGGCAGCGCCCGTGTTCACAACTGCGGTACAACGAATCCGGAACTTACTCCGGGAGAAACTATCCGGTTTGCAGTCCTCAACAGTTTGGTCGATTCTAAAAGTATCGTCCGAGGACCGCTCAACGCCACTAGTAGCCCAACTATGGGAGAAGCAGAAGTGGACCGAGGAAGTCCTAGTGGAGATGTATCGACCAAGAAAGCGATGCCCGTCACTGTGTCGAGGAACGACCGGGATAACTATTGGCAACAGAAAGAGGCTCGTGATCTTGCTCGTATGCCTATCATTGATCGGCGCGAGGCACGGCATGATGCTGTTCGGTTGGTAATCGCAGCCATGCAGGCAGAGCTACTTCCGATCCCGAAGAGTACGAAGCCCGCAGACAAGTGGGAACGTCTGCTGGACCTTATCAACGAAACCACAACTGACCTACTGGAGCAAGAGAATGAACAAAACACAAGTAGTACAGACGCTTAAGAACCTGTTGGCGGTGGTCGACGCTGCGACGTGGCCCAACGCTGACCTGAAAACCATGCGACAGATCGTCGTGATTCAGCAGCAGGCAAAGGAATTGGCAGACAACCTGCTGGCACCCGTTCGTGAAAAGAAAGAGGAGAAAGGTAATGACGAAAGCAATTGAGTTTGGTACACAGGTTCATGAGAACGAGAAGTACTTCGTGATCGTGGTTGAGGATGCGCTTGGGGAAGGTGGACGCCGCAGGGAGTCCGGGTACGGCTGCTTCAATAAAGAGACGGGTGTTCGTGAGTTCACGACGCTGAGTCTCCCGCAGGCTATTTGGAATGCGGATATGTCCGCTCGTATGCTGGCTGATAACAAGGTCGTTATCTCAGACGACGCGATCATTGCGGACGTTGAGTTGGACCCGACGATCAACTAATGCGTATCCTATTCGACGGCGATATTCTTGTGTTCCGTTGCGGGTTTGCAGCGGAGAAGAACCACTGGTTCCTCACAGTAGGTGAGGAATCCTTTGAGTTCGACTACAAGAAAGATGCGGTCGCAAAGCTGGACGAACTATTGCCGGGGATCAGGACGCGAGAGGAGGGACGTGACTACGCCTTGTGGTCCGAGCGTGTCGTCGAGCCAGTAGCTCACGCCCTCCATCTCGTTAATCAGACAATCACCGAGACGTTACGGGTGCTGGAGGCATCTGAGTACGACCTAACTGTGTTCCTTTCCGGAGAGGGTAATTACCGGTATAAGGTAGCCACGACTAGGCCGTACAAAGGCAACCGGGAT